TTTGTAACGGATGTAGGAAGGGAAGTATTGAGGGATTTTCGGTGAGAGCTTCTTCCCTACCCCTTGTGGGAATATCTTCATCGTCCCGTCGGGGAGATCCATGTATTGGCCGTGGGCGATGACGATTACGTTCGTTTCGAAGGACTTCGATGTAAGGCCGGCGAGCACACCTTCGACAGCATCCTGCGCGTCTCCATACGTCGCCCGAGCGTCGGCTTCACCAGATTTAGATCCCTTAGGGGTGAGCGGCTCCCGCCAATCGTAAGCACTGTCGCACAGGCGTGAGAGTGAGTCGAGTACCAAGATGCAATCACGTCCCCACGTCGCCGGTTTGCCAAGGTCCACCTCCACTCCGTCTTCGGTGTATTTCCAACTGTCGAGCATCTTGATTGCATCGGTGAAGGCGCGAGGTGCGCCGTCGATCAGCGGCCCGGCTTGGGTCATTTTGCGTTTGTCTCGCAGGGTCCTGAACTCCACGTTGTCGATCTTATCAGGACACTGTGATTGGATAAGAAACTTAAGGATATCGAGGAGGTTATCAAGGTCCAAGATCCGGAGTTTGTATCCTGCCTTAACCAGTGATACAAGGGAGCCGGTCTTACCAGACTTGGCGTCTCCGATAAGGAGGAGTTTAACGTAGTCATTGGATTGGTGTTGTGAGAGATTTGGCATTAGTTGACCTTTTCGATCGTGATCTTGACCCTGTCCCGGAACGCCCAGGCCGGCTTCGACGCTCCCACATGAAGCGCCTCGTACGAACCTTGGAGGTAGACATACCAGCCAAGGCTTCGTTCAGTGAACCGAGCGTTATCTCCAATTCCATCAACGTAATCGCGAGTGAAACGCTCCTCGACCTTAACCACCGTTGAATGGACAACGTAGCGGATAGGGACATTTTCGGTCACCTCGCCTTGAGTGGGTTCCATCGATCACCTTCCTCTTGTTGGGTGAACTTACTACGGAGATAAGCATCACGGACCCCAGGGGACTTGGAACAGACTTCCCTGAACCGACAACCGCCGAACTTATCGCAAGCGGTGTCGTTCTGTGGCCAATAGCCTTGGTCGGCGTAGGACTCCGCGATCGAGAGCCAGTAGCCGAGGTCATCGAGCCATTCTTGGAGTTGATCTTCGGTGCGGTAGGTGAAGGAGCGCTGGAAGGCGTTGGGCTTTTCGAGGAGCAATTGCACCGCGTCGATTATAATCCCCTTGACCGGGGTCTTCAAGATCACCTTCGAGGCCAGGGTGTATAACGTCATCTGATTGTTAGGTTCGTACTGGGCAAAGTAATAATCAGACAAGGTCGTCGTTGTGGTCTTTCGGTCCATACCGAATAACATACCTTGGAAATCCACGACGCGGTCCAGATGCCCGGCCAGAATGTAGGGCTGGGACTCGGTGGCTCTTGGGGACCAATCGAGTTCAAAACGAAATGAAAGCTCAACAGCAGGGCGGCCGTCGTCGAGGATGAAGGTTTGCGCTGGGTCATCGCGGTATTTGTCCATGTAGTCGATGGTGGCTTGGAGGATTGAGGTGCGGTTCTTGTACTTGCCCGCTTTGGTGTCGGGGTCTACGACCCAGTCGAAGGTGCGGGCGTAGAGGTTCTTGATCGCTTCGTGCAGGGCCTCGTCGTGGGTTGCGCCGGAGGCCTTGAGGATGTCGAATTCTTCCAGGGTGGTGTGGTATTCGATCCCATAGCGGAGATGGATGGACTCGTCCTTCGATCCCCAGCCCTCGATCATGACGTACTGATACAATCTTGGACAAGTCTTAAGAAGCCCAAGGGAGGTGGAGTCCCAGGCATATTGGATGTTGGTCCCTGGGAGGTAGGGGGAAAGGACCTCAGTGGTCTGGAGAAACTCCGTGGATATCGCAAGATCGGACATCACATCCTCCTCTTCGGCGCGTCGGGCTTAACGAGGCCTTCAACTGGAGCGGTGAGGCTGGCGCGGATCGAGGAGAGGTCTACCTTGGCCCGCTCGCCAGCAAGGGCTCGCTTGGGCTTGATCCCGGCTTCGAGGTTGGCGCGGTGGTTGCGGTGGTATTGGATGATGGCGTCGAGGGATTCCTTGGTTAGTTCTAGGGGATCGAGGGACATGAGTTCATCAATCTCGGTTGGCATCGAGGTCTCCTATGGTTTGCTTGGGTTGATACCGCGACACGTAGTTATCCACGAGTTTCCGCACTTCCCTTGACCATCCCCAGCCGTGGAGGGTTTCCATCCTGGCGACGGAGTCCCTGGTGAGCCAGAGGGTGACCTTTTGAAGCGCGGGGTCGGTCATGGGAGTTCGACCGATTTCTTCGCGATCCACAACTCATTCGGGAACGGACCGGGCTGGAGGATGATCAGCTTGTCGAGTTCCGGATCGGCCATGTCCTTGCGAGCGGCGTAGAATTCGTTTAGGAAATGAGGCTTGTCCTTCTGATTGATTTCAACACGAAGCCCGATCTCTTCCTCGTGCAAGGCACGGTAGAGGATTGATGTGCAGGTATCACGGAGGCTCATTGTACAACTCCATCATCGGCAATACCAAAACTAATAACCCGACCAACTTGTGGGATGTTAGACAAGATTGTGTTTCTGTATTCTCCTCTTGTGTAAATCACTAACCCACCTTGAGTATCCTCAACCCATATCACAGCCATCCCTCCCATATCTGCTTTCCAGGCGGCCTTGAGGTAGTTGTGCCCGGCCTCAAGGAATTTGACGCCTTCAACACGGAGTTCTTGCACGGTGATAGTTTCACGGAGCGACATTGCCTTCCTCCACTTCGCTGAGGCTCTCGGCCTCGTTGGATTCATCGGCGACCTTGGTGAAATAGACATAGATTCGGTCGTTCACGTTGCGGATTCGGATCACGAGCTTGTCGTAGATCGACAGGCCGTACATTAGGTGGCCTTCTTCGTAGATTTCCCGGTTGCGCCGCCGATCGATCTTGCGGGCTTGATGGCAGCGCATTCGGTAGAAGGTCGCCGCGTCCATGGACTCCATTGGGACCCGAGCCCCGGCCTCGTCGTCGATGGCCTTGTCCATTGCGGCGAAGCAGTCGATGTAGGCCAAGCGGGATTCAGATATGCTCATTGGGTCACCATTGGATGTTGCGGGAGTCGATCTCGAAGAGTTTGTTCTTTGAGCGAGTCTGGATCACGTAGCGGAGGTTTTGATCTTGCTCGTCGTCGCGGCACAGCCAGGGATCGAGGAAGTAGACCTCGTCGAATTCGAGGCCTTTGGCCTTGTGGCCGGTGAGGAGTTTGATCTGGCCGTCTTGTTTGAAGAGATGCTCGACGTAGGAGAGAGCTTGAGCCTTGGTTTCACCGAAGCCCGCGAAGACCCGCATACAAGCGGCCATGTCATCGGCGGTCTTGGATTCCTTCGAGAGCTTTTCCTGATGCCAATCGTTGATGGCCGAGAGGAATGAGGCTTTGCTCATGGCCTCCGGCCCGATCTTCTTCATAACAGCGACGAGCTTAGGACCAATATCACTACCTGCAACACTAACAGAACGCTTATTGCTAAGTAGATGTAAGGCAACCTTGAAGAGCGGTGCGTTATTACGGCATATGATAGTAGCACTATCGCTGATAGCACTGTGGTGAATACGGTTAAGAGACTCCACATGGCCGCCCTCTTTGATCCATTTGAAATGCGGAACTCGCCAGCGGGCCGCTTCGACTACGGCCTTGGGGCAACGGAACGATGTTGATAGGTCGCATGATTTCATTTGGAACTTCTTCTGCGCTTCGGCCATACCGCCTTGCTTAGCGCCCCGAAAGCCGTAAATGTTCTGCCATGGATCGCCAACGCCAATGAGCCGGTTTCTCGCGAGCTTGTCGAACAGCGCATGACTGACGGGGTTGTGATCTTGATACTCGTCGATCTCGACAATGGGAAATCGTGGGTATGCTCCTCCGAACAATGCGGGCATGTATATCTGATCGTTAAAGTCAATGAGCCCGGCGTAGGCTTGGCGGATGGATGTGGTGAGTACAGTGTCGATAAGGTCGGATGTGAGGTCGTCGGGGGCTTCATCGAGAGCCGCATGGAGGTCTCCTTGGGTACAGAGACGTTTGGCGGTGGGGTAGACGCCTTCTGGAACGTATCCAAGGGCCTTAGCCATTGCGACTCCTTGGATAATGGGCCAATAGGATTCCCAAATGGGCCACTGATCTCGCTTGGGGAGGGCTTGGATGATCTCACGAAGTATCTCCGCGGTTTTGTTCTTGTTCAAGGAAATGGATCGGCCCTGGGCCCAGATGGAATGCCCCATTCCGTTGACGGTCTTGACTGTGGTGGTCGAGAGCATTTTGCCCTCGGCCTCTTTGGCGTTCTTGGTGTTGAACACGAGGTAGAGGATTGGCTGGGAGGGGACGGCCAACTCAATCATTTCGAGCGTGGAGGTCTTTCCAGTTCCCGCTAGGGCGTTGATCATGAGGTTGTCGTCGGACGTTCGAACTAGATCGAGGATATTGGTCTGCTCGTCTGTTGGTGTTTTTGGCTCTTCTACATGGCTGGCGGAGGTCATTGGCTGGCCTTGAGCTTGAGCCCGATCGCGAACATCGTCGAGCCGATTTCGTTGGTTTGGAATGTGACCTGGGCGTCCATGTCACGTGGGGACATTCGGAGGGCCGTGAGGTGCTCGGTGATCTTCACCCGGTCTATCGGGGCGACTTTGGGAAAGGTGGTGAGTTCGAGCAGGCGGATGATGTGTTCGAGGATTTCGTTCTTGGAATTGGAATCGACGATGGGGATTGCCATTAGAGCTGTCCTTCTGGTCTGAGTTTATTCAGTGCTGCTATGATCGCGCCGGCTTTCGATAGAGTGCTCGCGCAAACAAAAATCCGACGGAATAGCCAAACATCACACCGGAAAACATTCCAATCAAAAGGGCGGTTTCTGCTGACATCATCCTCGCCTCCTGTTATCCGCGGGCACAGCCGTTTAGCACCGTTATGATTGCATCAACATCGGCCTCGGCATAGGGCCGGTAGGTCTCGATTTCCGCGCGGGCTTGAGCTTGGTTGGCCGCGGCGTCGGGGAACAGGCCGAGGGAGCGCTCGAAATGACGGTCGAGGATGGCCGCAATCATTGCCTCGCGAGGCCAAGTGGCGGCTTGCTTTCGCCGTATCTGCCTGCGCGTTGTTCGGTATCCCATGACGGGCCTCTAAAACCAACCTTGTTAAGCCATGTCCTCGTAGTAGAGGACAAAGCGTTGTCCACACATATCGCACTCGTAGGTTTCCCGGTCCATCGACCTTGGCGTTACATCGCGCAAGTGCGGGCAATCGGTAGGTCTACCGCTCGTCTTGCACTCCGGTGGCCGCTTCGTCGGATCACCTTCTCGGTCTGTCATTGGCTCGGGCCTATTCTGACTTTGTGGTCTCGTATTTGCATTTCACAATCTTGATCTTGGCCGGGATGATGCTGACAACAATCCAGTGATCGCCGTTTTCGTTCGGCTCCCGACCTTCTTGGCACCACTTGCATATGACTTTCTTGGGCATAACGGGCCTATTCCTTCAATGTGCCTTCTTCATAGCAAGCTTGGTGACGTTGGTGCGGGTGAGCTTGAACATCTCGGAGACCGCGAGCCAGCCTTGGGCTTGGAGCTTGTTGTTGTCGGCTTCGAGGTGGTAGAGCATGGCCGCGGCCTCTTGGGCTTTGGCGATGTGCTCGATCAGCTGGGCGAAGACTTCGCCGGTGGTGGGGAGGGACATTATAGTCTCCGGTTCACGGTGGGTTTGAGGAGGCCCAGGCCAGCGAGGACGCCCTTGAGGGAGAAGCCCGCGGGCTTGGGGGAGGCTGAGGTGATGTAGTGGTCGGGCCAGTCGGAAGGAAGGATATCAATATTCTCCCAACCGTTGATGCAATCAGCGAGGCTGATGCTGTGATAGGGGTAGGCCCGATGCCCCGAGGTTGGGATGATCCACCAATAACCAAGGTTATCACATTCGATGCAACCCTCACCATTGTCGAAGGACGAGGTGCCTGAACATTCTGGGCAGGTGATCCGCTCGGCCACGTCGAAGGCTCGCTCGCCGCGGACCTTGTGGGCAATGAGGTAGGAGGTCATCGAACTAGTCCCCGCTTCTTCAAGAGCTCCAAGGTCTTCGACCGTTGGGCATTGGTGTATTCCTCTTTGGGCTTGACGATCGGGTGGCGATCGAACTTGACCCGAGTTGATCCACCGTGGGTGATCGCTTGCTTGCGCCGGGCATCGCGCATGATGCCAAGGGCCTTGGAAAAGCCCGCTTCGGTCAATCTCCTCTCTCT